GGGAGAAGTGGGGCGAGCTGGTCGCCGAGCTCACCGGCCCCGGGGCGCCGCTGCGCCGGCAGATCGAATCCAAGTTCACCAACGGCACCGAGCGGTTGATCTTCCCCAACGGGTCCACGCTGCGGCCGTTCCCGCCGACGAAGGACGCGCTGCACTCGATGCAGTCCGACCTGGTGATCCTGGACGAGGCGTGGAAACACGACGCGGTCCGGGGCGCCGAGCTGATGCAGGCGATCGGCCCGACGCAGGCCACCCGGCCCGGCGCGCAGGTGGTGGTGGTGTCCACCGCCGGCACCGCCGACTCGACCTGGTTGCGGCCGTTGGTGGACCGCGGCCGCGGCGGCGACCCGGCCGTGACGTACCTGGAGTGGGGCATCGCCGACGACGTGGACCCGATGGACCTGGACGCCGTCGCCGCCGCGCACCCGGCGATCGGCCGGACCATCGACCGGTCGTTCCTGGTGGACCAGGCCGGGATCATGGCCGCCACCCCCGGGGAGTTCGCCAGGGCCTACGGGAACAGGTGGACCACCACCCTGGAGCAGCTGATCCCGGCCGTGTCCTGGGCCGCTATTCGTCACCGTGACGGAACCCCCGCCGCCGGTGTGGCCCCGGTGCTGGGCGCCGACGTCGCGGTGGACCGGTCAGCCGCCGCCGTGGTGGCCTGCTGGCCCGACACCGACGGCATCCCGACCCTTGAGGTGGTCGCCTACAGGCCCGGCACCGATTGGGTGGCGCCGTGGCTGCTGGAGAAGCACACCGCCCACGGCGCGCCGGTGGTGCTGGACGGCGGCACCGGCCCCGCCAGCACCGTGGTGGACCAGCTGCGGCACCGCGAGGAGCTGCCCCCGTGGGTGCGGGCCGTCACCCCCCGGGAATACACCACCGCCTGCGCGCAGCTGCTGGACGGCATCACCGACCGCACCATCGCGCACCGCGGTGACCCCGCCCTGGACGCCGCCGTCGGCGCGGCCGCCCGCCGCACCGTCGGCGAAGGCTGGGCCTGGTCTCGCCGGCTGCCGACCACCGACGTGTCGCCGCTGGTCGCCGCATCGCTGGCGTTGTTCGGCGACCGGCACCGCCCGCCGAACCCCGGCCGGCCCGCCGTCTACAACGACTAGCGGTCGACCACCGGCCGGCCGCCGGGCGGCGGCACCGGCAGCAGCAGCAGCGCATACAGCGCCGCCACCGGAACCCTCAACGACCCGTTGAGGGTGATGGTCGGCAGCTCGCCGCGGCCGGCCGCCTCGTACGCCGACGACCGGCACATCCCGAGCAGCTGCCCGGCGACCTCCACCGACACCACGGGCACCGCATACGGGTTCGGGAGTCTGGCCACGTCCGGCAGCGTCCCACCTGGTCCCGACAGGACCGCGGCACCACCCGCCGGGCCGCTGCTGCTGACAGGGTCACCGGCATGGGAGTCCTGGATTGGTGGCCCGGCCGCGCACTCGGTCTGGCCACGTCGCTGGACGAACACCTGGTGGCCCCGCAGATCGAACCGTGGGTGGACAACCATCTTGCCGAGGCGTTGTTCGTCAACGACGTGTTCGGCAACCCGATGGACCGCCCGGTGTCCCGGTGGGAGGCGATGGCGGTCCCGGCGATGGCCAGGGCCCGGCACCTGCTGGTCGGCGCGGCCGCGAAGCTGCCGCTGCTGGAGTTCGACGGTCCCGACCCGGTCACCCCCCCGGCGTCGTGGATGCAGTCGACCGACGGTCAGCTGGGTGCCGGCGCCCCGCCGTCACTGGGCATCGGGCCGCAGTCGCCGTGGCAGCGGCTGGCCGACACCGTGGACGACCTGGTGTTCTACGGGGAGTCGCTGTGGCTGGTCACCGCCCGCTACGCCGACCCGGCCGCCCGGCCGCTGTCGATGGTGCACGTCACCTATGACCGGTGGACCCGCGACGAACAGGGCAACTACGTCGACGTCGACCACCACCCGATCGGCAACGACGCCGTGGTCTGCATCCGCGGCCCGCACGAAGGGGTGCTGCGGTTCGGCGCCGCCACCATCAGGCAGGCCACCGACCTGGAGCGGACCGCCGCCGACGTGGCCCGCCGGCCGCTGCGGTTCGAGCTGCACCAGACCACCGACCTGGAGCTGACCAGGGCCGAACGGGCCGAGCTGATCGCCGCCACCCGGGTTGCCCTGGCGGACAACCAGGGAATCATCTTCACCAACGCCGCGATCGAGACGAAGGCGCACCCCTACGGGGACGCGGCGCTGCTGATCGCCGGCCGGAACGCGGCCGCGCTGAACGTGGCCCGTACCGCGTCCATCCCGGCTGCCCTGATCGACGCAACGTCGGAGGGTGCGTCGCTCGAGTACTCCACCGTCCAGGGCCGGAACTTCGAGTTCCTGGACTACGGGCTGTCGATGTACCTGGACGCGGTGACCGCCCGGCTGTCGATGGACGACGTGCTGCCCCGCGGGCACCGGGCCGCGTTCGACACCACCGCGCTGACCAACCTCACCCCGGCGCCGACCGGCACCCCAACGGAGGATTGATGCTGCTCACGTTTGCCACCGACGCCGGTGTGACCGCTTCGCTGGCCGATGACCGGTCGCTGGCCGGGCTGGCGCTGCCCTACGAGATCCCCGGCCGGACCTCCGCCGGCTGCTCACCGTGCCCGAAGGCGCCGTCCGCATCCCAGACGACCTGCGCCGGGTGAAGCTGTTCACCGAGCACGGCCGGACCAACCCGATCGGCTACGCCACCGCCGCCGATTCCAACCCGGCCGGGCTGCGGATGCGGTTCCGAGTGGCGAACACCCCGACCGGCGCCGCCGCCCTGGTGGAAGCATCCGAGGGTGTCCGGGACGCCCTGTCCGTCGAGCTCGACGGCGCGGTGATCAAGGCCGGCCGCCTGGTGTCCGCGGACCTGGTGGCCGTCGCGGTGACCAGCGTCCCGGCCTTCGCCGATGCCCGGCTGACCGCTGCGCTGGCCCCCGACACCCCCGACCCCACCACCCCGGCGGACCCGCCGGCACCCGAACCGGAGGACCCCCCCGTGCCAGAAACCCCGCTCCCCGTGGTCGCCACCGACCGGGCCCCGCTGACCCTGCCCCGTGCGGCCGCGGAGATCGCCGCGGCCATGCTGGAGAACGACATCGGCCGGGTGAACGCCGCGCTGACCGACATCGTCCCGGCCAACGACGCCGGCGGCGGGTTCCTCCGCGAACAGTGGCTGGGGCAGCTGTGGTCGGCGGCCGCGGTGTCCCGGCATTTCATCGACGCACTGGCCCACCAGGTGCTGACCACCGGGACCACCGTCAAGGGCTGGCACTGGACCGCGAAGCCGACGGTGGACACCTACGCCGGGAACAAGACGCCGATCCCGTCCAGCACCGCCAGCACCGCCGCCAAGTCGGCGCCGGTGACCCGGCTGGCCGGCGGCTGGGACATCGACCGCATTTACCAGGATCTCGGGGAACCGGGGTTCCTGGAATCGTTCTTCGCCGCCGCCACCGCCGACCTGGCCGCCAAAACGGAGGCCGCCGCGGCCGCGGCGCTGCTGGCCGCTGCCACCGACACCACCGCCGCCGCCGACGTGTATACCGCGATCGGCGCGGTGGTGACCGAACTGACCAAGAACGGCGCCGCCGTCAACTACATCGGGCTGGCCCCGGACCTGTTCGCGGCGCTGCTGGGCGGGGTGTCCGCGGACGTGCCGTGGTGGCTGTCCAGTCAGGGCAGCGTGTCGATCGGCGGCGGCACCGCGAACGTCGCGGACTTGAACGTGTTCAGCGCTGCTGCGCTGCCCGCCGGCACCGTGCTGGGCGGCGACAAGCGGGCCGCCACCTACTTCGAGCCGTCCGGCAACCCGATCCGGGTGCAGGCGGTGAACATCCCGAACGGCGGCATCGACCTGGGCGTGTTCAGCTACTCCGCGACGCTGATCAACGACCCGTTGGGCATCGCCAAGAACACCGTCGCGGTGGTCCCGTAACCGATGCCCGAATACACCCCGGTGTGGCTGGACGTGGCCGACGTGAAGGCGTGGCTGCGGATCGCGGGCGCCGACACCATCGACGATGACCTGCTGGCCCGTTGCGCGGCCGCGGTGGAACCCCAGGTGCAGCGGGCCCGCCCGGACCAGACGGTGTATCACGACCCGGACGACCCGTACCCGCCGGACCCGCCGCCGCCGGGCTGGCCGGTGGTGTACACGCCGGACGCCGAGGTGTACCAGGCGGCCGGGATGCTGGCCGCGAAGATGTACCGGCGGCGGAACTCCCCCGGCGGGATCGAGTCCTACGGCGACCAGGTGCTGTACCCGGCCCGCTGGGACCAGGAAATAGACCTGGCGCTGCGGACCGCGAACCGGCGCCTGCCAGCGGTCGGATGAGCGGCCCCGCCGGGATCGCCGCCGTGCAGGACGCGGTGGTGGGCCTGCTGACCGCCGCCGGGATCGGTGTTGGTGACCGGACCACTGGCCCAGAGGTTGGTGAGGATCGCCTGCTGGATCGCGTCGGCGATGCCGTTCATCTTGTCGGACTTCGCCTTGTCGCCCAACGTCTTGAACTCCTCGGCCGCGGTCCTCGCCTCGGCGTACCAGT